GAGGGTGTTGGTGGCCTGTGAGGAGTCGCAGGAAGTCTGCAAAGCGTTCCGGGCGCTGGGGCATGAGGCGTACAGCTGCGACATTGAGCCGTGCAGCGGGGGGCATCCGGAGTGGCATCTGAGATGTGACGCACTAGAGTTGCTGAAAATACAGTGGGATATGATTCTGGCGTTTCCGCCCTGTACATACTTGTCAAACGCTGGTGCTAAGCACCTGTTTCGCGGCGGCATCCTCAATCAGGAGCGATACCAGAAAGGTTTGGAGGCAAAGGAGTTTTTTCTGAAATTTCTGGACGCGGACTGCCCGAAAATCTGTGTTGAAAATCCAGTATCAAGCAGAATTTATGAAATGCCGCCGCACAGCCAGGAGGTGCAGCCCTGGATGTTCGGGCATCCAGTACAGAAAAAGACCCGACTGTGGCTGAAGGGTCTGCCGCCATTGGAACCGACAGACATCGTAGACCCGGAGTGCGGCTGCCATGAGGCCGGTACGTGGTTTATGCGAGGCGGGAAAGACCGTCAGAAAAACAGAGCCAAGACGTTTCATGGATTGGCAAAGGCGATGGCCCAACAATGGGGAGGTATCTGTGGTGGATGATATCAAATTAGCCCTGCTTGGCAATAAAGAGGCAGCCAAGCGGCTGACGGAGGCGGGGGTGCTGGTTCCGTGCCCGTTCTGCAGGGGAGAAGCGGAAGTTGTAGCATATGGCCCAAGATTATTGCGCCCATCAAGGAACCATGTTTATAGCGTTTCTTGCAACGAATGTGAAATGATGTTCGGATGGGATGTTGACTATGGAGGGCGATATGACACTGAGTATGAGGTTATGCTCGCCTGGAACACCCGCGCGCCGATTCTGAGCGCGGAGGAGATGGAGATGCTGGAGGGGATGGAATGAACCTGAAAGATTTGATTTCTGATGTGAACGTCAACGAGATTTACGAACACATCGAGACTGAAACATTGTCAGAGTGGGTGAACGCATGGCAGAAAGCCGCCCTGTCCACCCTCACCCCGCCGAACGAGCCGCTGACATGGAATGAGCTGGGCAATATGGTGGAAAAGCCTGTATATATCGTCGAGCTGGAAGATGGGGAAAGTTGCTGGGTGTTAGTGCATACCGTTGACGATATTAAGGCTTTATTTGTGTCGGCGTTTGACCAATACGATTACGGGAATAGAGAACTATACGGCCAAACATGGCTTGCCTACCGCCGCCTGCCGGAGGTATCGCCATGAGATGCCAATACACCCGCCAGGAGCTGGAATCCATCACCCAGGAGACCGCAATCTACATTGAGGGTGCAGGGATAGCCCAGCTCCAATGGGGCGGTTTGGAGATTGCTCAGGGCGTGAAGGACGGGTACCTATACTGCAAGCATATCAAACCGTTTAGCCTGGAACTGTACGGCCAATACTGGACGGCCTTTGATGGGCCGCCGGAAAGGGGAAAAAATAATGAAAATCCCAGCGGAATTTGAGGACATTTTACGGGGTGTAGAGTTGACGGAGAGAGAGAAGCGGTTCCTGCGCTGGATAACCAGCTGGGACGACCACACAATGCAGAACATGAGAACCGTGGTGGAGAAAGTACGGAGCACCCTCTCCACGCTCCAAGCCGAAAACAAGGAGCTGCGGGTCGAGCTGGAGCAGGTGAAGCGGGAAAGGGATGCGGCAGTAGAGGACCTGCACAAACTTTGCCCCGCATGGAAGTGGGACGGCCAAAAGGAGGACTGACATGGAACGGTTGACCAGAAGATCAGCCGATGGCAGGGCGTGTTTCAAGCCCCACCTATATGGACAAATGAATAAAGATGTCTGTGACCGCCTTGCCGCCTACGAGGACACTGGTCTGGAGCCGGAGGACCTAAAGCGGGCATTTAATGAGGATGATGTTTTAAAGCTGGCCGGACAAGCCCTTGGTATAACACCTGAACGCCTCCGCGAACTGGCCCAGGCGCACAAGGAAAATCGGGTATTGCCCGAGGGAAGTGGCTGGTTTGTTACATGTAGCGGGAAGAAGTTGACGGTTGTCATGGACATTGAGGCCGCACTACGGAGGGAGCAGGATGGATAATTATTTCAGTTCAAAAGACATTCTCGACAAGGCCATTGGAACTGATGCCTATTTCCAAATCAAATCTATTCTTTTTAGCCTGAAAGCCGCCGACGTTGCGGAGGTGAAGCACGGGAGATGGATTACAGAAATATGCGAAAGTATAAGTAAAAGAAACCGTCTGATTGAGTATAAAGTGTATTCGTGTTCTGTGTGTGGCAGAAGTAATGGGCGCGTCAAGAAAAGGTACTGCCCAAACTGCGGCGCTTTGATGAAGGAGGACTGACATGGAACGAGCCACAATGAAGGATGAACACGGATATTATCTGGTTGGTGACGGCATTTATAGCGATTGGGGAGTCCTTGAAAAGTTTCGTGGCGATGATATTGACCGCCTCGCTGCCTACGAGGGAACCGGCCTGGAGCCGGAGGAAATAGAACTGATGGAAAAGCAGAGGGACCTTTATGTGGACGCTTGTGGAGGACTCCCCCTTAGAAGAATCCGCGAGCTGGTTCAGGCAGACAAGGAGGAGCGGTGCGACGAGCCGAAAAGAATTACGGTCGACGATGTAAAGCTGATGGTGGCAGCTACCAAGAAAACCACTAGCTGGGATGGGAAAACGGCCTATGACGTCCCGGTAGGAGAGGGGAAGTGCGTCGAAAGCTTCCCGCGGGCAGTAAGGCTCTGGTGCGATTTCTTGGGCGTAAAATTTAAATGGAGGTAGTGCAGAATGGCCGATATTATGGTGCTCATAGCCGCCGTGGAATGGATGGTACTTGGTCTGCTTGTCCTGTGGAAGCTCAAGGGGTGGAATCGAAAGATGGAAGAGTTATACGAAGACATGAAGAAACAGTGGGAGGCCGAGCATGAGACTAGTTGATGCGGATAAAGCCAGAGAGTGCTTTGGTGGTGATGGGATGACTGGAGCCGTCATGAAGCGGATGTTTGATGAGTTGCCGACGGTTGACCCTGTTCACGCTGCCGGCGGGTGCTATTGTTTGGAATGCAAGTACAAAGATGAATGTATTCGCCGCATTGAATTTATTGGGAGAAATTTTGTGCTTGAGCAAAACACCTACGAATATCATCCATTGAGTTTCTGCTCCTACGGCCAGAGAAAGGAGGCCGACCATGAGTAGCCTGATATTTATGGACGCTGAGTGCCCCAACTGCGGCGGAAACTGCGGGAACGGAGGGCGTGGAGATACATTCTACTGCCCCTCCTGCGGCTGGAAGGGGAAAATCAAGGGCGCCGAAAATGACATGAAATTTATCGAGGAATATATTCGGTTTTGTATGGAACGGGATAGGAGGGCCGCCCATGAAGTTTCGGAACCCTGAGACAGGGGAAGTATTTGAAACTCATTGTGACACGTGTGGGGCAGGAAGCTCTGGTTGTAAGCTGGTTTGGAAAAATGTCTCATGCGGACGACTAAAAGAAAATCCCTACGAAGCCGCCCGCCTGATGGGGTTCGAGGTGGTGGAGGATGATACATTAACTTTGGGGAAAGCCATCGAAAAGTACCTGAAAATCAAGGAGGAGGACAACATGGACAAGCCGAGAATTTGCGAGGTGCTTGGGGTTGAACCAGAAGAAAAGTTTGAAATTAGAGGGAACACGTTAGGGCGATTTCGTATCAATAAATATGGGACATTCCAGATTGAAATATCAAATGACTGCTGGGGATTCTCCACTGTGGAATGTCTTAACAATCTCATAAATCATCCAGAAAACATCGCCCGCAAGCCCCGCTGGACGGAGCAGGAGGTGGAGAGGGCAAAGGCTATCAGACTGCTATACCCAGAGGCAGACAGCCTCAATGAATGTGACCCTTACATTAAGGTGTTTAACAACAAATTTGTTATTGCAACGTTAGATACGGCGCTGTTCCCCTCCCTCTGTCCCGGCGAATCCGTCAAACTGGACGAGATTTGTGGCAACATCCACGACGGGGAGGGCGGACAGCGTGAGGAGGGATAACCCTTGAACAAGTTCCGGGAGAGATTGAAGAAGTTGAGGGAGAAGGAAGGGACACAGCCCTGTGTTCTGGCGGAGTTATGTGGCATCAGCAAGAACTCAATTTTGAGATATGAGCGGGATGGAGTGATTCCTGAAATAGTATCTGTTGTAAAGATAGCAGACCATTTCAATGTATCTGTGGATTACTTGCTAGGAAGAACAGACGATCCAAAAGCAATGTAACTTTTCATTATTTCACAGAAAAAGTTGCTGTGATTCCCTCGTGAGGGAATCGGAGAGCATGGTATATGCGAAAATGGGAGTGTGGGAGCGTGTGCCCCTGCGCTCCCATTCCCCTTCCTCCTTCACACGGATGGGGTGGCGTCGGTGCATCTGCCGCCACCCCCTCTGTGTGCAATATGCCGCCGGTCGAACACCACTCCACATTTCGGGGCATGAGGGGCCGCACCCCTCTGGCGGCGAATGACGGTGGAAAGACACTATACCGGGTAGCCTAGAGCGTCTGACGGCCCCGGAGAAGGGACATGACGCCCGCCTGTCATGGAGGCGGAAGCGGTGGCGGTGCCATGACTCCCACCGAGCGCTATCCCGCTGAAAACTACCGGCATTAGTACTGGTGTGACAATCTAAGCGGGACGGCGCACATACGCCGCTCCTCGCCGCATGAGGCGGGCGGTGGCACCAAAAAAGAAAAGGTGAAGAAGTATGAATTTGATGCAGGGCGACTGCTTGGAACTGTTGAAAGACATTCCAGACTGCAGTGTGGATATGGTGCTGACCGACCCACCGTATGGAGTAATAGAGAAAAGCACTCACGATTTGAAGGGGTGGACGGACAAAAAAATCACTTGGGACATACCGCTCAGCGCCGATTTAATTTTGGGTGCATGCAATAGGGTTTTGCGGCCAAACGGAAAATGTGTATTGTTTTCGATTGACCCATATACAACACAACTCATTTGTTCTGCGCCAAAATCTATGCCGTTTTCATATCGTGGCATATGGCTAAAAAATAATGCCGGAAATGTTCTTGGATGCAAGAAAAATCTTGTAAGCTATTTTGAGGACATTCTTATTTTCTCAAAAAACAGCGGGTTTGCTTTCTATGACTTTGAAAATACAAATCCGTTAAGGAATTGGTTCAGGCAAGAATTCCAAAGGGCCAACATCTCGTCAAAAAAGTGCAAAGAACTTCTTGGCAACCAAATGTACTCACATTATTGTACTGACGGATTTCAGTTTTGCATTCCCACAAGAGAAAACTATAAGAAGTTGCAAAGTACCGGTTTTTTTCAGCGTGACTATGAAGAAATAAAAAGCGAAAATGACGAATGGGTTGCAAAAACCAAATCAAAACGCAAAGAGTATTATTTGAAAATGAATGAAAAATATCCGTCGGTATTTAATTTGCGGGACGGCCAAAAATCTAAGCCCAATGTGTTCTCATACAAAAAGGAAATCGAACGATTTCACCCCACTCAAAAGCCAGTCGCATTGTTGGAAGATTTGGTCAGTACATATAGCAATCCCGGCAACGTGGTTTTGGATTTTACAATGGGCAGTGGTAGCACTGGCGTTGCCTGTGTCAACACGGGCCGAAAATTCATCGGCATGGAGTTAGACCCCGGATATTTTGAGACGGCTAAGCAGCGCATTAAGGAAGCGCAGAAACAAGTTGTGATGTGACCCGCACAGCGGATTACATACAGGCCCGCGGCAAGCCTGACCAAACCCGCAACATACCCAGAAAGGGGTATCTATGCCCCCAAAAGCGCACGAGCTGGAGAGGGCAAAAAAGCCGCCCCCGGAGGGGCGGCAGGATTAGCTCAGAATTTCTTTCAGCTTGTCCAAATTCCAGGCATTGGGGCTGACCTTGCCGCTCTCCCAGCGGGATATCACGGCCTGGTTAACGTCCATCGCATCCGCAAGCTGGGCTTGAGTCAAGCCTTTGGCCTTTCTGGCGGCGGCAATATCAAACTCGGCAGACGCAAGGGGGCGCTTGCCTTTACCGGCAAAATAGCCTAACTGCCAAGCCCCCTGCATTTCAAGGGGCTGGAACTTTTCAGACCCTCCCTCCACGGGCGGGTCAATGCTGGTGATCTCGCAAAGCGCCTCAGCAACCTGCCGGTCGAGATCCCTCTTTAGGAGGCCAAGCCTGTGAGCATCAGAAATGACTCTGGCGAGTGCTGTATACGGGCGCTGAGCGGCAAGGGTGAGATCCCCTCCGATCTCCTGCGGATATGCCGCCGCGTTGAGCCGACCGAACACCCAGCCAAACACGTATGCTTCTCTGTTTGTCATCAGCAACCGACCTCCTTGAAATAACGGTATTCCATTTCGTCATAAACATTGACCTTGATCTCAACCTTGCTGTCAGGATACTGGGAGGCATAACGAGCGGCACAATCCTCGGCTCCCTTCTTGTCGTCCATATAAGCACCCATCATCCAGCCGTCTTTGCAAACGCAATATTCATAGTGTTTCATGACTTTACCTCCTATATTGTTCCTTTTACTTTTTATGACTTAATTATATCATAAAATATGATATTGTCAATACATATTTTGAAAAATATTTGCCGCCCCGCAGTTGCAGGAGACGGGGGTGGCTATCAACCCACACGGGTGTATCGCTTAATAGGCTGTGACGGCTGGCCGTATCCGAGCCAGAGCTCGACAGTAGGCGGCGATGGTGTACTCCTTTGAGGGCCATATATATAACCCCTACGGGGTTAATATATTGGCCCTCAAAGGGAGTGGGTGTTTGGCGTGATTTAGACTCTACTTGGGCGAGAGGTGGTGAGCCCGTTATGCTAAATTTTGAAAATTTAGACAAGACTGTATTTGCGGGGATTCCACCATACGGTATCCCGGAGATTCAGTCAGAACATATCGATATCCGGCATCTGGAATGGATACCGTTCAATTACGCCAAGACAGCCAAAAACCGGAAAAGTAAAGGCATCCACTTTTATTTGGATGATTACCAGTTCAACAGACTTTGGAACCGGCCAGATGACTACATCTCGTTGCTATCTGCTTTTGGGGCAGTATGTACACCGGATTTCTCGCAGTATACCGATATGCCAGTTGCCATGCGCATTTATAACCACTACCGAAAGCACTGGATGGGCGCATATTGGCAGATGCACGGTATCCGTGTGATACCAACAATCTGTTGGAGCACACCGGATAGTTTTGACTGGTGCTTTGACGGAGAACCACGCAATGCAATCATTAGTATTTCCAGTGTCGGGACACAGGCGAGGCCAGAAACGCAAGAAGCCTTCGCCGTTGGGTGTAGGCGGGCTATTGAGGTGCTGAAACCATCTGAAATTCTATGGTATGGGCAATGCCCGGAAGAGTTTGACTGGAATGTGGTACGAATAAAACCTCACTATGAGGACGTTGTCGGGAGGCGAAAGAATGGGCGGAAGAGGTAGCGCTGGAGGCGACAGAGGGAAGATTGCATCATTCCCCAAACTTGTCGGCAGCGAAAAGCAGATAGCGTGGGCAACAGATATTAGGAACCAGGCATATACAAACTTGGATACGATTGAACGAAACGCAAGGAAAGTATTCACTGACGGCGGGAGAATGGATACAGGTATTTCAGTGAAATCTGTTGAAACTGTTCGCCGAGAAATTACTTATGTTTTCCAGAACCAAGCCAATGCGAAAACGCTTATCGATTCAAGAGGTACGTTTTCTTTTGGCACTCTTGACCGGATGGTTAGAGAAGAAGAAAGAACAGGATTCATATCAGAGGCGCAGAAGAAAAGAAGAAAAAGGTAAGACGAGGTGGTGACATGGCTGCACGGCTGACAGACAGACAAAAAAAGAAAATTGTGGCTGATTATCTGGAGACCGAGAGCTATAACGCCACGGCGAAAATCAATGGGGTTTCCAAAGATACCGTTAAGCGTGTTGTGTTAGGTTGCGAAGGATTCGACCAAAAGGCGCAACAAAAAAAGAGACAGAACACGCTGGATATGTTGGCCTTCATGGAGACCCGCAAAGAGAAGATGCAGGAGGCCATCGACCTACACCTGATGGCGCTGACAGACCCGGAAAAGATAAGTGATGCCGGTTTGTCTCAAATCGCCACTTCTTTCGGGATTATCGTTGACAAGGCCACAAAGAACACAGCCAGCGGGAACGACAGTTTGAATAAACTGGACGGGCTGTTGAAGGAGTTCATGGATGCTGTTAAGTCTGAAACAAACTGAATTTGTCCGAAAGGGGCATCACCGCTGGAACTTTAAGGGAGGGGCTACTCGTTCGGGGAAAACATACCTTGATTTTCGGTGGATTATCCCAATCCGCATCCGGGAGCGCGTCGGGAAGGATGGGCTGACGGTCATCCTTGGAGTCACCAAGTCCACCATTGAGCGGAATGTGCTTGAGCCTATGCGAACGATCTATGGTGATGCTCTTGTTGGCACGATCTCCAGCGACAATACGGCGTGGATATTTGGGGAAAAGTGCTACTGCCTTGGAGCTGAAAAGGTTTCCCAGGTCTCGAAAATCCGCGGCGCGTCCATCAAATACTGCTACGGCGACGAGGTGGCAGACTGGAGCCAGGAAGTCTTTGAACTGCTGAAAAGCCGCCTGGATAAAGCGTATTCATGCTTTGACGGTACGTACAATCCACAGGGGCCGAATCACTGGCTGAAAGTGTTTCTGGACAGCAAAGCGGATATTTTTAGCCAGACGTACACAATTGATGATAATCCGTTTCTCCCAGAGGCTTTTGTGGAGAACCTAAAGCGGGAGTATCGAGGAACGGTTTTTTACGACCGTTATATTTTGGGACGGTGGGCGCTGGCCGAGGGACTAATCTACCCCATGTTTGGCGAGAGCAACATCGTGGACGAGGTTCCGGAGAATGGAGAATACTATATCTCCTGCGATTATGGCACATTGAACCCGTTTTCCGCCGGGCTGTGGTGCTGGGACGGCAAAAACGCCACCAGAATCCGGGAGTATTACTATTCCGGGCGGACGGAGCAGATCAGCAAGACAGATGAGGAATACTACACGGAATTGGAGAAGCTGGCTGGGGATTTGCCGGTGCGATCCGTAGTAGTTGACCCATCGGCAGCTTCGTTTATCGAGGTCATCAGACGGCATCGGCGGTTCCGGGTACAAAAAGCGGTCAATGATGTGGTTCCCGGCATCGTCACCACCAGCCGCTACATTCAGGACGGGACGATCAAAGTTCACCGCTCCTGCAAGGACGGTATCCGTGAGTTTGGGCTATACCGCTGGGACGATAAATCCACGGAGGACAAGCCAATCAAGGAGAACGACCACGCCATGGACGATATTCGCTATTTTGTAATGACGATTCTGCGGCACAAGGTACGTAAGGCAAGCCAGCCGCAATATATCCCGCTGTGGGGGAGGTGATTTTTTGCTTACATATCAGGATTTGCTTGCCTTGGGCGAAGATGAAAAGTCTCGCATGGAATTTATTTGGAGGGCGATCAACGAACACAAAGGCAGCAGGGCCTATCAGATGGCGGTGGATGCCGAACTGTACTTCAATGGCGAAAACCCGACCATTAACCGCTATGAAAAAATCATATACGACATGCAGGGCCGGGCGCACCGGGATATGTACACGGCCAACCACAAGATCGCAAGCAGCTTTTTTGGCTTTGACGTGCAGCAGGAGGTTTCCTATCTGCTGGGAAACGGCGTAACATTTCACGGGACTGCCACAAAAGACAGGCTGGGAAAAAAGTTTGATCTGGAAATGGTGCGGGCCGGGAAGTATGCGCTTATCGCTGGTGTGTCCTTTGGCTTTTGGAACTTCGATCATCTGGAAGTGTTTAAGCTGCGGGAGTTTGTGCCGCTCTACGACGAGGAAAACGGCGCTTTGATGGCTGGCATCCGGTTCTGGCAGGTGGCGGATGATAAGCCCCTACGGGCTACGCTGTACGAGGTGGACGGTTACACGGACTACATCCAGCGCAGCGGCGAAGATATGACGGTTTTGAAGGATAAGCGCACTTATATTCTGCGCATGCGCACCTCTGCGGCAGACGGCACGGAAATTTACGATGGGCAGAATTATCCGACGTTCCCCATTGTGCCGTTGAAAAATGGCGAGGATGCGCTTTCGGAACTGACGGGAAAGCGGAACACCATAGACGCGCTGGACTTGTGCACCTCCAACATGGTCAACAATGTGGATGAAGGCAACCTGATCTATTGGGTGCTCACCAACTGCGGCGGCATGGATGATATGGATGACGCAAAATTTCTGGATGCCGTGCGGACTACGCATGTTGTCCACGCCGGCGGAGAGGGCGACGAGGGTGCGAGCGCCGAGCCGCACACCATAGAGGCTCCGTTCAACGGCACTAGCGCCACGATCGACATGCTGAAGCGTAAGCTGTATGAGGATTTCCAGGCGTTTGACAGCTCGGCGGTGTCGGCGGGCAATCAGACGGCCACGGCCATTGCAGCCAGCTACACGCCGCTGGATTTGAAAGTAGATGACTTTGAAGCCAGCGTGACGGAGTTTATCCTTGGGATTTTGGAACTTGCTGGAATTGACGACGAGCCGAGCTACACCCGTAGTAAGATCATCAACAGATCGGAAGAAACTCAGACCATCCTAATGGGCGCGGATTACTACGACGACGAGTACATCACCAAAAAACTTTTGACTATCAACGGAGACGCTGACCAATTCGATGCACTTATGGAACGCAAAGCAGCCGAGGAAATGGAGCGGGTAGAGACAGAACCAGACTTCCCGCCGCAGGAGGAAACCGAGGTGACGGAGGATGCCGAAGCCGGACAGGGCGCACCAGTGGACGGATGAAGAACTGGAAAGGCTGGAACGCCGAATTTCCCGCGTTTACCGTGAGGCGTGGGATGACCTGGAAAAGACCGTGATTGACTACTTCAACCGTTTCATTGAACGGGATGAAGAAATGCGCAAGTTGATTGGAACGGGAATCAATGGGAAGGTCTGGACAGAGCGGGATTATGAGCTGTGGCGGTTGAACCAGATAGGGCGTGGAGAAAGGTTTGACGATTTGGCCGTAAAGGTGGCCGAGCGGTATACAAAAGCCAACGAGGTGGCGCTTGCCTATGTCAACGACGCCACACCTGGCATTTACTCCCTAAACCGCAACTACGTCGCCTATACCATCGAGAAAGTGGCTGGGAATGTTGGGTTTACCCTATGGGACGAATCTACCGTACGGCGTCTGATTGTGGAGGAGCCCGACCTAATGCCCTACTACCCCAAGGAAAAAGCCCTCAAGCGGGGCATTGACCTGAAATGGGGAAAGAAGCAGATTACCAAGAGCGTCACCAGCGGGCTGTTGCAGGGCAAGAGCGTTGGTAAAATCGCCACCGACCTGCAAGCCAGGGTGAGCGAGATGAACCGGGCAAGCGCTGTGAGGGCGGCGAGAACGGCGGTCACCGGCGCGCAGAACGCCGGGCGCATGGATAGCTATAAAGCCGCCTCTGATATGGGCATAAAGGTTAGAAAACGCTGGGTTGCCACAAAGGACGGACGTACACGGCATAGCCACCAGAAGATGGACGGGCAGACGGTGGAATGGGACGAGCCGTTTACCTCCGAACTGGGGAAGATACGATATCCGGGAGACCCACGGGCCAAGCCTGCAAATGTCTATAACTGCCGTTGCACTCTGCGGACGGCAGAAGCGCCCGGTATCGAAGCAGAGCCACGCAAGATGCGTGTGCGTGACCCTAAGACGGGCCGAAACGTGGTGGTGGAGGAAATGACATACGAGCAGTGGGAAAGGTGGGTGAAAAGCCGTGCCTGATTTGGGCGGTGTGGTGTTCAAAGATTACAGCGCCGAAGTGCTGGAGGCCATGCATGACGCCGTTGTGCGGGCACTAGAGCGGTGCGGCGAACAAGCGGAAGGGTATGCCAAAGGCCTGACTCCTGTTGACACTGGCAATCTCCGCAACAGCATCACCCATCAAGTAGACGAGGGTGAAAGCGCCGTTTACATCGGAAGCAACGTGGAGTACGCTCCCTATGTGGAGCTGGGCACCGGCAGATATACAGAAGGAGGACGGCCCACGCCGTGGGTGTATCAGGACGACGAAGGCAACTGGCACTGGACGGCTGGAAATCCAGCACAGCCTTTTCTCAAGCCAGCGGTGGCCGACCATGCGCAAACTTACAGGAACATCATAGAGGATGAGATAAAAAATGGATGAAAGGCAAATCAAAGCCATTGAGGCCGTTCTCGCAAAAGGGGACAGAATAGAGTTGATTCCCGTGAAAGATGGTGTTAAAATTATACATGTCAAGCGGGAAGAGCTGAAACAGAATATTGCTCCCGCCTCTAAGCGTTGAGGCGGAAGGCCCGAGCGTGGGTGACTGACTACAAATCGTAGTTGGTTGCCCGCGCTTTTTCTTTTGGTAAACACCGCAAAGGACAGCGGTTTTTATATCACAGTCGCCCCCCGAAGCACTGGGGCCAAAGGAAAGGAAGACTGATTATGGCACTAACTAGACGCGCCCTCAAAGCCATGGGCATTGAGGACGAGAAGATCGACGAAATTATCACCATGCACACCGAAACCGTGGACGGCCTGAAAGCCGACGTGGCGAAATATAAGGCCGATGCGGAAACCCTGCCCGGTATCCAGAAGCAGTTGGAGAAGGCGCAGGCCGACCTTGAGGCTGGAAAGAAGGACAGCTATAAGGTCAAGTACGAGGCCCTGAAAGAAGAATTTGAGGGCTACAAGAGCGAACAGACCAAGAAGGAGGCCCGCAGCGCCAAGGAAAAGGCGTACCGGGAGCTTCTGAAACAGGCTGGAGTGAGCGAGAAGCGGCTTGACGCCGTGCTCCGGGTGTCCGATGTGGACAGTGTGGAGCTGGACGAAAAGGGCACAATCAAGGACGCAGATAAGCTCACGGAGAGTATAAAGAGCGAGTGGGCGGATTTTATCGGCACCACCTCCATCCAGGGCGCACAAACTGCCACACCTCCGGCCAGCACCGGCGGGAACCGCATGACGAAGGCTGACATCTACAAAAAGGATGACTATGGCCGGTATGTCATGTCTGCCGCGGAGCGCCAGAAGGCGCTTATGGAAAACCAAATTACATGAAAGGACTGAATTAAATGGCTGCTACGAAAGTTGAAAGCCTTACCAATCCGAGGGATTCCCTCCCCAATACCTATACCAGCATTACCGCCCGCGAGGTGGACTTTGTTACCAGATTTAACGACAACTGGGACGCACTCCGCACCATTCTGGGCATCATGCGCCCCATCCGCAAGACACCCGGAACTCAACTGATCTCTTACACGGCGGACGTTACCCTGGAGGACGGCGACGTTGACCCTGGCAATGTGATCCCCTACAGCAAGGCCACCATTACTCCGTCCAAAAAGGCTGACTTGACCATCAAGAAGTATGCCAAGGCAGTCCCTATTGAGGACGTAGACAAGTATGGTTCGGAGATCGCTGTGGAAAAGAGCGATGACGCTTTTCTGACTAAACTGCAGAACGTGGTGCTGGGTGATTTCTACACCTTTCTGAACACTGGCTCCCTCACCGGAACGGCAACTACTTGGCAGGCCGCGCTTGCCAAAGCCCAGGGCGAGGTGCTGAATAAGTTCGCCGGTATTGCGAAGGACGTGACCTCTGTCGTCGGATTTGCGAATATCCTGGATGCTTACGATTACCTGGGAGCGGCGGACATCACCGTGCAGACCCAGTTTGGAATCAACTACGTCAAGGACTTCATGGGATATTCCACACTGTTTCTGCTTCCCGCGACCATTTCCGGTAATACCGCCATTGCGCGTAATACGGTGATCGCCACCCCTGTGGAAAACATCGACCTGTATTATGCCGATCCGGGCGATAGTGAGTTTGCCCGGCTGGGCCTGAATTACACCGTACAGGGCGAGACCAACCTAATCGGCTTCCACGCTCAGGGCAACTACAGCACCGCTGTGGGCGAGAGCTACGCCATTATGGGCATGAAGCTGTGGGCTGAGTATCTGGATGGAATTGCCAAGATTACTGTTTCGGTGGGGGGTTAATAGGGTCTGACACCTTAACGCTATTCCCCAGCAGTCAGACCCTATTGGGGAAACAAGTCTCCGATTTGGTCGGTGATGATCTGACGGTAAAAGCTGATGGCTCTGTGGTTGGGACATTCCATTATGTCTCCGACTATACAGAGTTTAGTAGCGTCCCGGAGGAACAGAGCGGGTATTATTTCCCGTTCCACCTGACCAAGACAGGGACCAAAATGACATTCAAGAAAAACGGTTCTCCCACAAAGGAAAACATCCCGTTTGACGCAGATATTGTTTTCAGGGTGAGCAAGGATGACACTTTCGAGGTGCTTGTTGATGATTCCAGCGTGGTGAAATTTACCTTTACAGGGGCAACCTTTGAGCCACAAGGCAAGGCCAAAGTCCGGTCAAAACGATAAAAGGAGGGCGGCGTGATGCTGGAAGAAGTTTTGCAGAGCCTGAACAACTGGTTTCTGGTGCCTGACGGCATCCACACCGGAGAGTTCACGGTGCAGGACGGGCGACTCACGCTGCCCTTTCTGCAAACAGGACAGTATTTCCGGGTGGTGGGGTCTGTCTTTAATGACGGGCTTCACCAATACCCGGCCACAGACATGACCGGCGAGACGTTCACTGGCGCTGTATGGGCGCTGGCGGTCCCAAAGGCTGTTATTACTCTAAGCGATGAAATAGCGGCCTGGAACGAAAAGAACGGAACCCCAGGGCCGTACACGTCGGAATCGTTTGGTGGCTACTCCTACAGCAAGGCCACCAACGCCAGCGGTGTAGTCGTTGGCTGGCAGGATGTATTTAAAAGCCGGCTGAACGCATGGCGGAGGATTGGAGGGATTATATGAGCTTGTTAGACGATTTTGCCCATTCATGCGTGCTGATGGAAAAAAAGCGCGTGCCAGACGGTGCAGGCGGGTACATCGTGGAGTGGACAGAGGGCGCGGAGTTTACCAACTATCAGGCGCTGGACACCTCTATGGAGGCCCGGAGAGCGGAAAAGGAGGGCGTGACAAGCCTCTACTCCGCGCTGGTGGACAAGGCCGTGCCCATTGAGTACAACGACGTATTCAAGGACAAGACGACCGGGGAGACGTACCGCGTGACCTCCAACCCAGAGGATAAGCAGGCCCCTCGTTCCTCCACGCTGCCGCTAAAATACTTCACTGCGGAGAGGTGGACGCTAACCACATGATAGTGAATGTTCTCGGAACAGAATATACCATCGAAATCAAGAAGTACGCCGAAGATGAAGCATTTGAGCGGCGCAGCATTGATGGGTATTGTGATTGGCTAACAAAGAAAATTGTGGTTTGCGATATGTCCACGTACAAAGGATGGGAGCATGAGACAAAAGAAACCATTTCCGCCTCTGAGAAAAAAACGCTCCGCCATGAAATAGTCCATGCGTTCTTTGATGAAAGTGGGCTTGGAAGCAACACATTTTTTGTTGATGGGCCGTGGGCCACTAATGAGGAAATGGTGGATTGGATAGCAGTACAGGGCCCGAAAATCTATAAGGCATGGCAGGAGGCAGGGGCAGTATGACAAAAAATAAAGCCCTGTATGCCTGGTTCAATGAGTTTATGCCGTTTTACCGGGCCAGCTCTGTGACTGACGACGTGTTAATGCCCTACGGCACCTACGAGTACACCGATGGGGCTTTTGACTCCGGTGAGATTGGCCTGACCATCAACCTGTGGTTCCGCACAGAGAGCGAGGCAATCCCAGACGAAAAGGCGCAGGAATTGTCCAAGCGCATTGGTTACGGCGGCGTGTACATCCCCTGTGACGAAGGATATATTTGGCTGAAACGGGGCTATCCATGGTGCCAGAGCCTCACATATGAGGAAGATCCCGCAATTAAACGAAGATACATAAATATTACTGCTGAATATCTGACATTCAGCTAGAAAGGAGGCCCACATGGGCAAATTTACTGTAATCCCGCAAAGCACATTCGAGGAAATGCAGCTTGATGCGGGCGTGATTTTGAAGAAGTTCGCCCCAGCGACACCGACGGCTCCGGCAGATGAAGATATTGTATGCCCGACCACCGGCGGCATCAATATTTCCTGTGTTCCTACTTACTCCGACTTGGGGGAGGATGTGGACAATTGCCCAGTCAACACCAAAGAATTGAAGCATCTGGACGGTTGGGAGTGCAAAGTGTCGTTCACCTCCCTGGGTACATCCACGGCTAGTATCAAGCTGGCCCTGGGCGCGGCTGACGTGACTGGAAATAAGATCGTGCCCCGGCGTGACCTGAAGCAGACGGACTTTTCCGACCTCTGGTGGGTAGGAGACCGAGCGGACGGCGGCATGGTTGCCGTGTGCCTGAAAAATGCACTGTCTACCGGCGGCTTTACGCTCCAGACCACGAAGAACGGCAAGGGGCAGGTCTCTGTGGAGCTGACCGGCCATGTGTCCATTGACGCGCAGGACACTATGCCCATGGAGTTTTACAGCGCCGCGCCTGCCGTGGAGGAAAGTACCTGATGAAACTGTCTGAACTGAGCACCGATCGGGCAGCGGACGTGCTGTGCGAGGTTACGCCCTATATTGCCAATATCACCGGAGACAAGGCCCTCCTGGATGAGCTTGCAATCAAGTTTGACAGCAAGGGGAAAAGCGTTGCGGAGCTTTACACCTTCTCGGCCCATAAATACGCTCAGCTTGTCCCAATTCTGCTGAAAGACCACCGGGCGGACGTGTTCGGTGTATTGGCGGCGCTGAACGAAACTACAGCGGAGCAGATTGGAAAACAGAAGGTCATGGAGACCATCAAGCAGGTTGGTGAGCTGTTCCGAGACAAGGAGTTGCTGGATTTTTTCAAATCGTTTGGGCGGGAGGAAAAGAGCGAGTAATCCTCTGCCTGCTAGCCGTGCGGGGCATGGGGGTGCGGACCATCCTGGCGGCACTCCCTGCCCTCATCAATCAGGCGGAAAAAGAACAAGCGTACCGGGTTTATGTAACAGACGCCTTGAAAATCATCGGGGAAAACACGGCGAAATACGCTGGCGGTTCTTATATGAAGGTAAGATACCTGGATGTTGAGAACCCGAAACCAGAGGAAACCAGAACACCGGAAGAAGTAATTGCACACATGAAACAAAAAATCGCCTCTGTCTAAGAGTTGACAGGGAAGGGCTAAGTGGTGCCGTGAAAGGAGGCGGCACTCATTAACCTATTTGATTTATTCGCAAAAATCAGCCTGGACACCGGGGACTATGAAAAGGGTCTTGAAGATGCAAGCGGTAAAACGTCGTCCTTTGCGGATAAGCTGAAAAATGGCCTTGCAACAGCGGCAAAGGTTGGAGCGGCCGCTTTGACTGCTGCTGCATCTGGTGTTGCATTTCTTACAAAAAGTTCGCTTGAACAATACGCTGAATATGAGCAGCTTGTGGGTGGCGTTGATACGCTGTTTAAGCAGTCGGCCGATATTGTTCAGCAGTACGCCGATAACGCCTACAAAACGGCAGGCATGTCGGCAAATGAGTACATGGACACCGTGACTAGCTTTTCCGCCTCACTCCTGCAAGGTTTAGGTGGTGATACCGCAAAGGCGGCGGAGGTGGCGAACCAGGCCATCACTGACATGTCCGACAACGCTAACAAGATGGGCACAAGCATGCAGATGATCCAGAACGCCTATCAAGGGTTTGCCAAGCAGAACTATACCATGTTGGATAACCTAAAGTTAGGCTATGGTGGTACTCAGGAAGAGATGGCCCGGCTTATTAACGATTCTGGGGTTTTGGGCGATGCGTTTGTCGCCACGGCCAACAATATCAATGAAGTGTCATTTGACAAAATCATTGAGGCCATCCATGTTGTGCAGACCAACATGGGGGTTACGGGCACCACAGCGGCGGAGGCGGCCAGCACCATTGAGGGCAGTGTTGCCTCGGCAAAATCGGCGTGGACAAACCTTATAACAGGCATTGCGGACGAAAACGCCGATCTTGATACACTGATCGGGAATTTTGTGACAAGCGCTGAGACAGTGGCGGGGAATGTTGTCCCTCGTATCACACAGATTTTGTCTGGTATGGGGACAGCTATTGAGCAATTGGCTCCCATTCTTGCGGCAGAGGTACCAACGCTCATTGCTTCCGTCCTCCCGTCCATCGTGAACGGCGGGGCGCAACTACTTGTTGGACTTGTGACAGGGCTCGTCAGTGCTCTTCCGCAACTGGTGGCAGCAGTTCCGGGGATTATTGATACGATGATCACAAGCATATCAGAGGCGCTTCCACAAATCCTAAATGTGGGAGTGCAGCTTCTTGATCAGTTGACCACCGGTATTGAGACGGGTCTGCCCGATATGGTGTCCCGCATTCCAGAAATCATCACACAATTTCTGGATTACATCACAGAGCAGCTCCCAACGGTTCTTGACAAGGGTGCGGAACTGCTGAACAATCTCGTGAACGGCATCCTCGGGGCCATACCGGAAATGACTGCGGCCCTACCGGAAATCATCACCGCCTTTGTCCAGTTCATCACGGACAACCTCCCGACGATTATTGAATCGGGAATCAACATCCTTTTAAACCTACTTTCCGGCATCATCGGCGCAATTCCGGATCTTGTCGCATCCATCCCGCAAATCATCAGCGCAATAACGACGGGCATTGCCAGGGCGCTACCCAAAATCATCCAGTCCGGCGTTTCGCTGCTCCAGAAATTTATTGAAGGCATCCTTTCCAATATTCCCGCGCTGGTGGCCGCTCTTCCCCAGATCATCAGCGCCATTGTGGAGGGCATCGGGGCGCTGATTGGCGGCATTGTTGACGTGGGCAAGAGCATTGTGGAGGGGATCTGGAAGGGCATCCAGGAAATGGCTGGATGGATTTACGACAAGGTTACAGGGTTCTTTTCCGGCATTGTGGACGGTGTGAAGGACTTCCTTGGAATCCACTCTCCCTCTACGGTGTTTGCCGACATGGGCAAAAACATGGCTCTTGGTCTTGGACAGGGCTGGGACAATGAATATGACCGTATCCGCCGGGATATCGAGGGTGGTATGGACTTCGGCACCGCAAGCGTGGACTTTGCGTCGTCCGGGTTGGGTGTGGCGTCCGCTGGTATGGTCAACGGAGTTTCAGCATCTGTGCAGGGAGCAGGGATGTCTGGATGGAGTATTACAGTTAATCTAATGATGCCTGACGGCACCAAATTCGCCTCCTATCTGCTTGGCCCCCTGTCTAACTACGCAAAGGCAAACGGTACGCCAATTCTCCACCCAACGTAAGGCGGTGAAAACACGTGAATCAACTTGTATTGGATACCACAGGCACACCAGTTACCTTGCCGGAAAGCCAAAAGGGCGGCTATATCGCAGAGTTAAAACCGCTTTCCGTAGATGTGGAGATGGTCACCGGCAGGATTGTAAGAGAACTGCGCGGGAATGTATGGGTTTTGCGCTACCAATATGGATATTTCACGGATCAAATGAGGAACTCCGTGCTTTCCGCATGCGAAAAAGGGAGAGGACAGGCCATTACATGTTTGTTCCTTCCCCCGCACTCTGAACAGATGATTACATCAAAATTCATGGTAACAGAGCTGACCTATCCAAAATTTATGTGGAGCCGTCAAGTTATGGGTGAAATTGTTGACGAAGATGGAGAGCCCATAGAAACCCTTGTTCCCGTCCCAATGTGGGGTGATTTCTCGGTAGAACTAAGGGAGGTGAAACCCAGTGATTAGTTCGACCACAGCGTATCAGGCAGCGATTGTGGGCGACACCAGACGGATCTATTTACAAGCAGTCATAGATATTATTGACCCGGATATTACCTATGGCACAGTATCCAGCTCCGGCATGGCTAACGTATGCAAGCCGGAGCAAATTCACGACAAGGAGATGGAGATTGTTCCATACGCTACGCTTGAGGCTAACCGCTGGGCACTCAACGGGCAGTTCAAGTTGTTTCCACTCCATGGGGCCGATCATATCGGCTTCCTGGGGGATACCCTGTCCGGCGCGGATGGGGTGTTTTCCCCAGCGGTGTGGGTAGAGGAGCATTTTTCCAATGTCTCCATCCTTCAGGCGTGCTCCATCTACTTCCCATCAGCGGATTGGGACGGAGTGCCCGCCGACTTTACTGTGGAGATCATGCAGGGCAGAACGGCCTACTACACCAAGACAGTGACCGGCAATACTGCGTCCAGCATTGCATTGGACGGATTCACCGTTAACAACCCGGACGCTATTCGGGTGACGGTGACCAAATGGTCGAAAGAAAACCGCCGTATACGGATACCTGAAATTATTCCGGGCCTGTATGAGAAGTGGACAGGAAATGAGATTGCCGTGTTTTCTCTTAAGCACCAGGGGGACGTATCCTGTATGACACTACCGTATGGCACATGTACCATTAAAATGGACAACTTGAGCCGCCGCTTTGAGCCGCGAAGCAAAAATGGCGTATTCCAATCCATCGAAGAGCGCCAGGGCATCCCGGTCTCTATAGGAGTACGGCTTTCGGACGACACGGTAGAGTACAAGCCAGCCGGCGTGTTTTATCAGTACTCCGGCGGCTGGAAAACCAGCGACAACGGCCTGACCATGCAGTGGGATCTGGTCGATATTGTTGGCCTTTTGGCTGATCGTGAGTTTATCCCGCCGTCCATCCTGCCTACCACCCTGTCTGGCTGGATTTCCGCCCTAGTGGCCCAGATGGGAGAAAATTTCGCAGACATGTACGCGGTAGACCCAAACTACGCAAGCGCGGAGGCAAGCGTCCGCGCGGCTGACGATGTGGTTGGTATGACATGCGGGGATATATTGAGATATGTCTGCATGGCGACGGGTACGTGGCCCAGAGCGGACGCAGAGACCGGATACTTGACCGCCGAACCCATGTGGAACCAGGGGAGTAAAATCACCCTGGACAACCTAGCTGATTATCCGACCATGAAAGCCAACACCGATATTGCCGCCCTGTTTTTTACTCTGAACGATGGGAACGACACCCAGTATGTGGTATCCGGGAACTCCACTGCCTCCAACGAGACAAAATCCATCCAAAATCCGTTTATTAAGACGCAATCCCAGGCGCTGACTGCCGCACGGGCAATCTTGTCCACCTACGGCGGGAACAAACTGGAGATTGTAGGCCGTGGAGATCCGGCCTCTGAAATTGGGGATGTGGATACGGTCTGGTTGAATGAGAGCACCGCAACCACGGGCCGCAGAATACAGCAGGACTTATCTATCAAGGATGGAGTCCTCCGCAATTGCTCCAGTGTGCTGCTCCAGGCTGATGGAATCTTTCTTTATGATGGCATGGAGGTGATCACCTCCAGCGGCGTGTGGACAGCACCAGCCGGGGCCACACAGCTACGGATTATCCTGGTAGGCAAGGGGGAGGGCGGAGGCCATGGAGAGCCTGGCACCATGGGCAGGCAGGAATCGGAAGACGGATATGGAGATAGTGAGCGTGGTGAATACGGCGCAGATGGTTCGGACGGCGTGGGTGGAAAGGTGTGGACAGCTACCATCGACATCAATCCACAACAGTCATTTGAGGTGTCTTTTGATGGTTTTAATACCATTTTTGGCCCTTACTCTAGCGCAAACGGTAATACATACCCACAGGGTTACTCTGATGTAGCCAGCGGCGAATCATACGCCCGCACCGGCGTAGCATCACCTAAGCAAGGTAGCGGAGATGGCGGAGCCGGAGGAAAGGGTGGAGCTCCAGGCTATGGCGTGTATAAGCATTACACGTGGGCGGGCGGTGGATCTACCACGTTTAAGGTGCTCGTCGAGCCAGAGCCGGGGAAACCAGGAGCGGCAGGAGCGCAGGGCTGTGCTGTTATCTATTGGGACAAGGAGGGGTGAGTATGTCCGAAACATGGACACCTCTGGTTATTTCGGCCAGTTTTGCACCCAACCCCGTATCAGTCGGGCTGCCCACCGTCCTTTCTGTCGTCGTCATCGACGCCCAGGGCGGAGAGCGGGAGGATCTCTGGTACAGCGGCGAACTCCAGGCGGGGGAGGTGTAGTGCGTGGCGATTACCCAGGTGCGGGCGCAGTTCAATGGTCAGTGGTACACGCTGACCTACAACGAAGACGCCAGAGCCTATCAGACGGCTATCACGCCGGACACATTCTCCGGCGGTCAGCCGGACGGGTATTACGACGTAACGGTAGAGGCCACCAACGACAGCGGCGTGGTGGTGACTACAGATGGGGGCAATCTGCCGGGCCTCCGGTTGGTGGTGCGGGAGACCATCCCGCCCATCCTGACCCTGGTATCCCCGGAGGCGGGCTATGTGACCACCAACACGCCTGCGGTGACGTGGACCGCCCAGGACAACGCCGGCGGCTCCGGTATCGACCCGGACAGCGCCATGGTGAAGCTGGATGGGAAGGCAGTTCCAGCGGAGCAGGTGTCCGTCACGGTGGGCGCAGGCGGGACGTATACCATCACCTATACGCCAGGGGCTGCTCTGGCGGAGGGGCCGCACACCGTCCAGGCGGGCATCAGCGACAACGATGGGAACACAGCTACGATGGAGGCAAACTACATTGTAGATACCGTACCGCCAGCGCTGTCCGCGTTGCTGTCCTTCGAGGAGGTAGTGGTGGATGCCTATACGGTTACCATCACAGGGCAGAGCAACGATGCCACCGCTCCTCCGGTGACCATGACAGTGATGGACAACGGGGCGGCAGCGGGGGCTCCGGAGGTGGGGCCGGATGGACGGTTTTCCTTCCTCCTAAACCTGGAGGTAGGTGAGAACCACATCACGGTCACCGCAACGGACAGGGCGGGGCTGACTACCACGGCCAGCTATTACATCATCCGCATGGTTACCGACCGGACACAGGCCGATGTGGACGCCCTGAACGACCGTGGGACATACAACGCCTCTGATCTCAACCGGGTCAATACAGCCATGGCCTATCTGGACCGGTGGCTTTCGGAGGCTGGATACATCACCGGATATGCCAACCAGGATATTGCCTGGGCTATGGATGACATTCCGCTACAGGCACAGATGGCGGACTACCTGTCCAACGTGGGGGCGATCGGTGGCACGTTCCCCCTTGCCAACGCCCCAGCAATCCCGGCCTCGATGGAGTTCCTGACCCATGAAGGGGCCAATCACATTGAGCGGGTTTTGGTGCTGACGGACCAGATCCGCGCTCGTTTGAAGCGGTCGCCATTTGTGAGCGGCGAAATATTTTGTGGTGAGGTGTAACAATGCAAGATGGAATTATTGCTGGAAACGGAAGTAGCCGGTATTTGAAAACGGTGGCGGCAGCGCTTTCCCTGTATCCTAGCTATGAGGATTTTATCACGGCGCTGATCGCCGGGACATTTCCCATTGACCTGAACGGGATCAATGAGGCAGGGTGGTCGCGGCAGGGGACACCCCTGAACAAAGGAACCCTGTTAAGCGACACCACAGAAACCAAGATATGGGGTTCAGCCGGGAACCATACAGTTGACCAGGCGCTCGGTCAGATACTTGGCTCAATCGGATATAGTCTGATAAAGGAATACACATCGCCGGGGAGCTTTACCCATACGTTCGACCGCAAATATACAGATGTTTTTGTGGTTGTGGTTGGCGCTGGCGGAGGCGGTGGCGTTGGTGGAATGGGTAAAACCGGCCAGCAAAGCGGCAGAGGCAATGGCGGCGGCGGCGGAGGAGGAGGAGAGGTGATTGTTGCTCACTTTTTGGATACAGATAAAATCAAAAATAAGAGTATTATTATTGGCGCAGGAGGGAACGGAGGGATGGCAGTGAGCCCAAACGGTGGAAACGAAATCGTTTCACGAAACAACGGGCTCAATGGAGACAGTACCAGTGCTTTCGGGCTTGTAGCACTGGGCGGAGAAGGTGCAAAAGGTGAGAATTTTGGCCTGCCAGGTAATTCTGTTGGTGCTTCTTATGATGTACCTGGGTCTGGAGGGAATTATACCCAGCCAGGAGAAAATGGCCGGTATGTAGATATCATTGGGATATATATGGCCGGTGGTGGTGGCGGTGGTGCCAATGGAGAAAATATTCCAAACAAGGAAAGAGGAGCAAGTGGAGGGAGTACCGGGGGAGGGTATGGAGGAGACGGGGCCAGCCAGTCTGCAAATGGAACTGATGGTGGAAATGGCAGCAAAGGCGGCGGCGGAGGCGGTGCTGGCGGCGGATGCAATTACACTTCTAACCAAAAGAGATCTGGAACTGGCGGACAAGGTGGGAATGGATATGTGGCGATTTACGGTAGGGGGTGATTTTTAATGAAAACGGTCTATCTGAACGAGGATAACACTATCCGAGAAATCATCCCGGAATATGCACTCCCGCCGGAGAAGTGGTATAGCGAGGCATTTGCACGACGCTGTGTAGAGGTACAGGACGATGTAGAGCAGGGGTGGCGCTACAACCCCGAAACAGGACAGGCCGCCCCGGACACAAGACAGCCGGGGCCTGAATCGCCCTCGGCAGAGGACATCACACTGGACATGCTGGCCGACCATGAGGAACGGCTTTGTATGTTGGAAATCACCACTAATACTGTCTAAGAAAGAAGGGGAAGGACATGAACACGGTATTTAATCTCTGTAAGTTACTCATTGACCGGGGCCGCACCGACGGCCTCCAGGACAAGATGGATGTCTACCTGGCCGCCGACCGGCTCACCCCGGAGGAGTACCAGGAGCTGGCCGGGCTGCTGGCCCCGGAACAGTAATCAACAGCGGGATCGCTGGATAAAAGGATGTGAATCAAATGAGTAAGCTCATTACATATGTCCCGCTCTCGTCCGTGGAGCGGATTGAGCTGAGAGTCACCAACTGCCGCAAGACACTTTCCCAGGTCAAGGAAGAGACTGGTGCCCACTATGTGTTGAATGGCGGCATGTGGAACCCGGACGGCTCGGCCTGCCCGCTGCTCAAGGTGGGTGGGGTAATGCGCTCCGGCACGCCCTGGAGGGCGATGGGCTACGCCTGGGATAAGGGCCCCGACATCCACATGACCTCCGAGTACGGGGGAGCGGCCAACTTT